CAGATCCTGGAAGGGTTTAGCCAGTTGCTTGTATTGAATGAGCAGCTAGAAACTATGGAGCTGGACGAGCAAACCCGGCATGTGGCGACCTCGGCGTTTTACTCAGACACCAAGCAGCTGTTGCAGGAATTGGCGCATGTTTGGAACCAGTTACAGAGTAGCCTGGGCCACCTGGACGAAGTAAAACCCAGTGGTGAATGGTTACAGGAACTGGGCTTTGACGGTGCCGAAGAGGTGCTGGTATGAGCGATTTAACCATAGAGTATTGGGGTCAAAAGCTGGAAAGCGCCGAACATGGGCAAAAAGGCGATATTTTGAAGCAGGGCTGTGCTGCACTGGCTGTTAGCAAGCATGCATTTTACCGGCGATTGAAAAAGGCGGGTTTTGGTAGCGGTAAAGCCAAGCGCCGAGATGCAGGTACAACAGCTATGAGTGAAGAGGCCATTGATTTGATGGTGTCGATACTGAATTTGTCGGTTCGTGAAAATGGCAAGCGAGTAATGAACGTGCCCGTGGCAGCAAGCATTTTGGCTGAAAATGGCTACAAGTGCCTGAGCCCCAGCCAGATTAGCCGGGTACTGGCTAAGCGCCAGGCCAGTATAAAACAGCTGGATAAAGCCAAGCCACACAAGCAATTACGCAGCCTGGGCCCAAACCATGTGCACCAGGTGGACCCCTCATACTGTTTGTTGTACTACCCGCCCGGGCGGCGCAAAGGTGTGCGGCAAAAATTTATGAATGATGCCGACTTTTATGCAAACAAGCCTGAAAACATAGAAAAAATTAAGCACCTGCGCGTATGGCGTTACGTAATGACAGACCATTTTAGCGGTGCTGTAAGGGTTAAATACTATGAAGCCGCAGGCGAGAACCAGGCTAATCTATTTGATTTTCTGATGTGGTGCTGGCGACAGCAAGATAACTCGGAAATTATGGGGCCGTGTGAGCAACTGCTGTGGGACAAAGGCAGTGCGAATACCTCTGGCGCTATCAAAAATGTACTGAAAGCGCTGAAAGTAACCCCGATAGAGCACAAAGCAGGTAGCCCGCGTGCCAAAGGCTCGGTGGAAAATGGCAATGACCTAGTGGAAACCCAGTTTGAAAGCCGTATTTTACTGGAGCCTGTTAACAGTGTTGCCGAGCTTAATGAAAGCGTGTTGGCATGGCAACGCGCATTTAATGCCAACAAAATTAAGGGCCAAAACTGCCTGCATTCCCGACACAAGCGCTCTCGCCTTGATGTATGGCTGATGATCTATCAGCCGGAGTATCGGCACAGGCTGCGCGCGTTGCCAGACGAGCAGACATGCCGATTGTTGCTTACCAAAGACACCGAAACACGCAAGGTCAAAGGTGATTTAACGGTGACTTATCGCCATCCGGTTACGAAGTGCCAGATGACCTATGACCTGAGTGAGGTTGAATACATCAGTAACGGGATCACTGTGGAAGTTAGCCCGATCATTGTGGGCAACTCACCGGATTTACTCGTGGGTATTAAAACACCACTGGATGAAATTGTTTATCACCAGATTGAGCCCGTTGAGTTTGATGCCGTGGGCTTTCGAATGGACGCCCCTGTTATTGGTGAAAACTACGACCAGCATGCAGACACCCCAACTGAAACAGCAACAAAAGATGCTGATCGCCTTGCCTATCCAGGTATGAATGACGAGCAAATACAAAAAGCCAAAAAGGATAAGGCCGTGCCGTTTGATGGCCAGTTGAATGCGCACTCTTACCTGAAAGAGGTGACGCATGAAACCCGGATCACGCCAACAGGTGAATCCATTACGCCAGATAGTGCGGTTGCTGCTCAGATTGCAGAGGCACCCAAGCATAAAGGACGGGTCATTGACGAAATAGATTTGCGAATTGCGGTTGCCAGCCGACTGGGCCGTCAGTTACGACCAGCCGAAATTGACTGGTTGGCTACCAGGAATGTTGTTGAATCGGAAGTTAATAACGTAGTGGAACAACTGCAACTGGGCGTAGCACAAGCGCCGGTGCTGAAGATAGCGAGATAGTGATTTGAGAATTACAAAGCTTAGCCATGTGATTGAAGTACTGGGAGTTAAGCAAGCCCACATAGTGAAACAAATAAAGGAAAGAGGACACAGTTTTAGTAAGGCCAGTTTAAGCCGTGTAACCACGCAGGCTGATTGGCCAAAAACATGCGATAAGGCAGCTATTGAGGCTGCAATCACAGACATTTTGCAAGACGCAGGAGCCAACCCGGAGCAGCTATCTGAGCTGTTTACCTGGTACGAGCCCAAACCGCAAAACCCAGAAGTTGACTATGAAGAACCGGAGCCAGAAATGTTAACCGTTGCAGCCAAACAATTTTTTAAAATGCGCAGAGACCCGTTTGAAAATGAGATTAACAGTGAATCGGATGTGTTTTTAGTGGAGTCGCACCGCGTGATACTGGAAGACATGCTCAGTGCGGCCAGTGCAGGCAGCATGATCGCTTTGTATGGTGAGTGTGGCAGCGGTAAGACGATTATTCGCCGCTGTTTTATTCATCAGATCCAGCAGGACCACCCGGATGTCATTCTGATCCAGCCAGCCAGGCTGGACCGGCGAAAAATTACCGCCGAATCCATCTCAACTGCTATTTGCCGCGCGTTACAAATAAAGCACCGCCCCAGTGCTGAAGAGCGGGACGCCGCAATTGAGGACGCATTAATTGAAAGCTCTAACAACGGCCACTTGCACCTGATGGTAATAGATGAAGCCCATGACCTGAATGCTGATGTAATTAAGTTGCTTAAGCGGATCTGGGAACTGACCCATGGGTTTCGCCGCGTAATGGGCATTGTACTTATAGGCCAGTCGGAATTACGCAAGAAGCTATCCGGGCAGAATGTGCGCGAATTTACCTGGCGCTGTAACCAGATCCAAATGCAGCCGCTGGGTGTACATGTGCCAGCTTATTTGCGCCACAAGTTTGCCCGAGTGGGATTAGATGCCGATGCAATTTTTACGGATGACGCGATCAGTGCACTACGTGGTAAATGCCATGCACGGGTTCGCCAGGGAATAGCCCTGGATGATACCGATTTAGACCGGTCATATCCGCTCAGTATTAATACCTGGACAGCTAAGGTAATGAACCTGGCAGCTCAAATTGGTGAGAACAAGATCACCGAAAAACTGGTTCATAAGGTGTAGTTATGGAGCATGTACAAGTACAGATCACAGGTGTGGCAATGGTCACATTTACCCACACGGTTACGCTCCCCAAGGTAGAGGCTCAGACCGTATTGAGCGATGACAACCAGATGCAACAGCTTCTGGCCAAGCACCACGATGTGCAGGTTGACCAGTGGCAAAACGTGTTTGGCCAGCGCGAACAAGTTCTAAGATCAGATGTAAGGAATAACCATGAGTGAAGTAACCCCTAATAAAGAAGAACGAACATTTTTGATTAACGCCCGTGGGTTCCAGGTACCGCTGGATAAAATAGCGCCGCAGGACATTGAAAAGCACGATTTAGTCACTCGTGTTGTGGGTGATGCAGAAGCGCTGTCTGAACTGCATGATGAATTTAAACGCAAGGTATTTGGAGACGTCAATGAATTTGTTGCTGAGCTGGCTCACAAGTACAACGTTGAGGTGGGCGGTGCTAAAGGCAACGTGACCTTAACCAGTTACGATGTGAAACATAAGGTCGAAGTGGGCGTTGCTGACCAGATCACCTTTGGGCCAGAAATCAACGTAGCAAAGGAGCTTATCGACAAGGTTATCAATGAAAAGCTGGAGTCACTGGGTGAAGATCAGCTGTTGCGCGACGTAACTCAAGACGCCTTTAGCACAAATAGCGATGGTAACTACAACAAGGCCAGAATTATGGCACTTCGTAAGTATCGGATGGCAAGTGACAGTGAAGACTGGACCGCTGCCATGCAGGCGCTGGATGACGCGATCATCCTCTCCAGTACAAAAACGTACGTGCGCTTTTATAAGCGCAATGCTCAGGGCGGCTGGGTTCATATTCCATTGGTTAGCAAGTCTTTGTAGGGGGTCGTACTATGTCTAATTTTGAACGCGTGATTGTTACCTGTAACAACGATTATGAGGTCACATTCGCAATTGACCACAGCAAGATTAATGAGGCGCAGTGGCATCAGCTCAATAACTTCTGGATTGATGCGGAAGACCGGCTGGATGAAGCGGACGGCAACGTAATGACTGCTGTTCTGGTTCACCTGGCGAAGCACTGCATGTGCTTACAAGTGACTCATGATTACAACAGCTACGGTGTTATGAGTGCATTTGATTGTGAGAAAGGAGAAGGCCAGGAAGGTTGGCCGAAAATGGATGGCTCACAAGGTATTTTGATACAACACTGTGAACCATTTGAATTTGTAGTCGATCCTGATTGTGATGTAACGAGCAAAGCAATTGACGCAATGCCAAAGCTACCCAGACCATCTGAGGAGTGGCTATGAAGCCGAGTAAATCAAGGCTGATCCAGTTAATCCACGTGGGCAAAGGCAAGCTGCAATGGGATGATGCTTTTTATCGTGAAATCCTGGTGCACTGCACCGGAAAGGACAGCTGCTCAAAAATGAATGCTGGTGAGCTGAACACCGTTCTGGATTACATGAAAAGCAAAGGCTTTACGGTGATAACTAAAAAGCGTGCCGGTAAGGGGCGCAATTCTCCGATTACCCGCGATAAGGATCAAAAAACGCCTCTAGATAAACTCCGCCAGACCTGGATTGCCATGAAAAGCCGTGGCTATCTGCGTGATGGTTCTGAAGAAGCATTGTTGAATTGGAGTAAATCGCAAGCAAAGCGTCTGAATAAGGGCGCAGCGGTTGAGCAGCTGAAAAGCTGGTATCAGCGGGAAATGGTCACAGAGCTGAAAGACCTGGTGCCAGATCTACGAGCGTTGCCACTGGTCGATGAGGAACAACATGAGGCCAAAAGCACCGTTTATGAGCACGGCAATTTCAGCAAGTGCAATGTTGAGCAACTCGAAGCCGCGCTTGCCTTTATTGGCGTGATGCTGGGCCGCTATGAGGAGGCAACTAATGGCTGATCTCGGCAAAGGCTCAGAACGTGGGATAGGCATGTTGCTGGCAATCTTTGAGGTCGTCACGCGTGGTGTAGCCGATATTGTTGGTAAAGAACGAGCGGGTGAAATAGGCCGTGAGGTTGTCGATGAAGTTCGCCATACATTTGGCGGCGAGAATGTTTACGTATGTAAAGGCATATCACTGGATACCATCCTAACGCATAACCAAATTTGGGGTGAATTTACCGGAGATAACCACGTAGCCCTTTCAAAAAAGTATGGCTATTCCGTGCAGTGGATATATGAAGTCTTACGGTCCATGGAAAAGCTTAAAAAAGATGAGGTCCAGGGTGACCTATTCGACAGCAGTAAAGGTCAAGGCCCAAACGATCAATGGGGGATACATGAGTAAACAAAACCTTGTAGGTGTTATGGCCCTGGTGTTTAGTGCAGGCACCATCAGTGGTGTGGTTGCACATTCAGTTATAACCGATAACACGCCAGGACAGAGCAGAGGTAATGGCCCAGCAGCATATCCGCCAATTGAGAGCTGGGTGCCTCATGGCAATGGCGGGCCATCGTTGCGACCGATGAAACCTGTAACACAACCTCTTTACCAAGTTGTGCTTGACGCTGTATTTAATAAGGGGGATGTATGCCAAGCAGATGGTTCGAAGTAAAAGTCACGGCCAGCAAATACGTTGTGGTTCAAACGGATGAAACAGATGAAAACCCTTCGCTTTTTGCTGCTCAGATAGCTAGTGACGAATTTAATTGCGACACAGAAGAAGACGTAACGGAGCTGACAAGCCCAGAAGCAATCGAATCAGCCAAGCTCGATGCTGATAGTGTTTATGAAATTGGAGAGTAAAGTAGTGAAAGAAAAAGCCATGGCAGCAATTGCGCCACAATTTATAGCTGGCTATTTGAACCAGTGTGAGTGTAAGTCCTTTGAGGATGTAGGCATCGCGCTTCAGCAGCTAATTGATACAGCCCAGGAAACTAAACTGGGCTATCAAAATCACCCTGAGGCTCAAAGAGCCCAGACTGCACCAACTATCAACTAGCCACATTTAGGCGAAAGCGGCGCGAAATTATGACCGCCGCTGATTTTCAAATAATGAAAACGTTTTTAATATATTGTCCCACTCAGTCCCGTACTCTCCCGGATATTCCCGGAGTTTTCGCACAATACCGTAGTGAGTTTTCGTACATTGGATCA